GAATTAAAAGAACCAGTTGTTGCAATAAATAAAATTATTAAAAATTTAGATCAAGAAATTTCTAAAGCAACTGATATTGAAGCTGAGCAGTTAAACTTACAAAAAAATATTTTATTGGAAAAAAAACAAATTATCCAAGATGAATTAAATGAGAAGTTAACAGACAATGAAGAGTTTCATTTTTTACTTGAAGACAGAGTTCATTTAAATACAAAAGAACGTTCAGAATTAAAAAAACTATTAGACTCAGGTTTAGATAAAAATACTTTAAGATCTATGGCAAGAACAGGAAAATTAAATCAAAGATTTTTTACCCTCCGAAACGATGAAATAGTTTTTAGAGATCCAAATGCCGAGCCATCTTTTGTTAAAACTTATGCAACTAAAAAATCTAGAATGAATGCTGCTTATAGTTTAAGACAGTCTATTTTAGGTAATTCACCTATGGCTTTGACAGATGCGGTTCTAGGCCATGGTATTCATCCTGGAATGGAAAGACCGATTTATACAAAAGAAAGAAGCGTGCTAATTCCACAAGAAGTATTAAATGATGCTGGATATTTAGATAATGATTTAACAAAAGCTATGCATGCATATATGGGTAGCATGGGCAAAAGAATAGGCCTTAAAAAAGCATTCAAAGAATCTTATGGTGTTGATGGATTAAAAGGACTATTAGATAAAGGACTTGAAGAATATAAAGCCAAAGAAGCTGAAATATTAAAAAAGCCATCTGGACAAAAAAGAAATAAACAGTTAAGTAAATTAAAAAAAGATTATAACAATGCTGTCTCTGATATATCTGCAATGTATGATATTTACCATGGAAGATATGACAAACTTGGTAGTTCTACAACCTCACAAGGACTACACATCTTAAGAAATTTAGCCTACTCCACAAAACTCGGAGCTTTGCCGATTGCTCAGTTAACAGATATAACATCTTCTTTATTGCGGACAGGTTTTATACCATGGCTTACAAAGGGTGTAATACCTCATTTAAAGTCATTCAATAAAATGCTAAAAACAAAAGACGCGCAAATTCTTAAAGAATCAGCAGCAAAATCATTGTTGGCACTCAACCATGTTTCGTCAAATCTCCAAAATTCTTGGTTTCATTCGAATTCTATGTCTTATGAATCTAAATTAGGGAAGTTAGTTAAAGCTTCAGAATGGCTTGCTCATAAATCAAGCAACTTTAGTTTTGCTAACGCTATAGAAAATATGAATGAAAGTATAGCTGAAAGAAGTTTTCAATCAGATATTATTAAAGCATGTCATGATTATCTAGCAGGAAAAGCCACAAAGGCACAAAAAATACAGATGGCACGCATTGGGATTCAATTAGAAGAAGATGCGAGACCTCTTGTTGATCAATATAATAAATATGGAGGTACTTCTTCTTTTAACGGTCTAGCTTATGATTCAAATTATCAAAACTGGCTTGATGCAGATTTGCAGCAAAGAATGGTAATGTCAGTTAGAAGAGGAGTGAGTGATGTTGTTGTAAAAAGACAATTGTTCTCTGGTCCATTATTATTGAATAATCCAATCATGGGTACCTTATTTATGTTTAATGGTTGGGCTTTTTCAGCTACAGGTAGATACTTAATACCAACCATGCAAAGTGCTGACTCAAAAGCTTTGTTAGGATTTTTAGCTATGAGTGCAGTATCCGTATGGCAAGAACCTTTAAGAAGAATTATCAACGGGAAAGATGCTTTTACAGATGAAGATGATTTGCAAAAAATAACACTTCAAGGAATCATGCAAAATGGTTTTTTTGGAATATTACCAAGCACAGTTGAAGGATTAAATTTGGCTTTTCACAATGAATTAATTCCAAAGTTACAGGGTGAAAGGTACAAGGACAGAAATTTGCGAATAGGTGGGGCTGGAATAGATTATGTAAATGATGTATTTAATTTATTGGGTATGGCTTATTCAGGAAAAATAAATCAAAATGATGTTAAACGGTCTGCAAGGTTACTTCCATTTATAGGTAACTTTTACATAAGAGGACTAATAAATCAAATGATTGACGGTCTTGAAATACCAGAAACCAGAGCAGAAGCAGAACCTTGGTCATTTAAAGAGGAATAACCATGTCAACTCAAGTTACAATTAATGACGTAATACCAAAAACCCAGATAACCGCTACTGCTGGACAGACGGTATTTACAACTAACTGGACAGCCAACGCAGCGAGTGACGTGGTTGTTTATGCACGAACCTCAGCGCAAACACCTGATGACCTGACGCAGCTTGTAAGCTCTGCAAATTATACTGTGGCTTTTGTTGGAGGCTCTGAAATTGTTGAAGTTACATTTCTGGTTGGTCGAGCATTAAATGATGTAATTACCATTACTAGAGACACACCAGCAGATAGATTAAATCTCTATACTAATACAAACTTTACCCCAAGCATGTTGAATCAGGATGTCGGGATTCTAACTCTGGTTGACCAGCAAGCACAACTTTACAATCAGCAAGTAGCGCCACACTATAACGTGTCTGCAACGCCTAATTTGGGCAGTTCAATGACAGGTCTTGGTGGTGATATATATTTGCCAATTCTAGGTGCTAATGAAGGATGGAAAAAGAATTCTGCAAACACTGAAATTGTGCCAATCACGTTTCCAAGTAGTGGTGGATTAGGCCCAAGTGATGCAACATATATACTACAAACACCATGGATTCCAAGTAGTGAATTGCCAAATCAGCAAGCCTTAAGTCCATTAGCAACTGGATTTATGTCTAGCGTTACTGGTACTGGAGTTGTTAGCACCAGAACTTTACAAGGCACAGCAAACCAGATTAACGTAACGAATGGCACAGGCACAGGTAATCCAGTATTTAGTTTATCAAGTGCATTGCAATTACCAGGAACAATGACGTTTGGGGGTAATGTTGATGCTAATGGATTTAATATTTCCAATATTGGAGTTATAACTGGTGGCACATGGCAAGGAAACACAATAGGTGTAGCGTATGGAGGTACTGGAAATACGACTGTAGGTGCAAATGGCACATTAGCGCAGTCAGATGGTACTAAGTATACATTTACAACAGCTACCTACCCAAGCACTGCAACGGCTACAGGAACCATTCTTAGAGCTGACGGCACAAACTGGGTAGCGACAACTGCGACATATCCTGCCACGACTACGATTAATCAGATTCTTTATAGTTCTGCTAACAATGTGATTGGTGGAATTACTACAGCAAATAGCGCAACACTCGTAACAAGTTCAACAGGTGTCCCGGCTTTTACTGGTAGCATGACAAACGGACAATTGGTTATTGGTTCTACTGGTGCAACTCCAGTTGTTGGAAGCATTACAGGCGCTGGTTCAATCACTGTTACTCCTGGTGCTGGAACAATTCAAATTTCAAGTTCTGCTGGTGGTGTTGTTAATCCTGGCACGGCAAATGAGTTAGCTTATTATGCAACATCAGGCTCAGCAGTTTCTGGTTTGGCTACAGCAAATAATGGCGTGCTTATTACAAGTGCAGGCGGTGTACCAAGTATAAGTTCTACATTGCCAAGTGCAGTACAAGGCAACATAACAAGTGTAGGTACGATTGGCTCAGGAACATGGCAAGGTAACACTGTTGCTGTGGGTTATGGTGGTACAGGAGCGACAAGCATTGGTGGAAATGGCACTTTAGCTCAAAGTAATGGTTCAATTTATACGTTTACTACAGCAACCTATCCAAGCACAACAACAGCTAATCAATTGCTTTATAGCTCTGCGACAAATACAGTTGGAGGACTAGCAAGTGCTAATAGTGCAACTTTGGTAACTAATGCGTCTGGAGTCCCTGCCTGGACAGGCTCTATGACTAATGGCCAAATTTTAATTGGCTCTACAGGTGCAACACCAGTTATTGGGACAATTACCGGAACAAGCGGTATCAGTGTAGCAGTGGGCGCAGGAACTATTACATTAAGCGGAACTGGTTCTGGTATTGGCTGGAATGAAATCACAGGCGCAAGTCAAACAATGGCTCCAGACCAAGGCTATGTAACAAACAATGCCGGATTAGTTACGCTAACCCTCCCGGCTGTAGCAGCTTTTGGAACGGTAATTAATATTGTTGGTAAAGGTGCTGGTGGCTGGAGAATAGCACAGGGCGCAGGTCAACAAATACAGGTCGGGTCAACTGCATCAACTGTAGGTGCTGGTGGATATGTTGAATCTACAAATCGGTACGATAGTATAGAATTACTATGTACAACGGCTAACACTACTTGGACATGCCTAGGTGGGCCTCAGGGCGCAATCACTGTAGCATAAGGAATCAATATGGCAACTAATAATGCAGTAAATACAAGTCTAGCGAGCCAAACTGGCACAGGGAAGTTTGTTGGTGATACCGCTCCGACTATGACTAACGTAACAATTAATGATATTAACATTAACACGGACACAATTAGCACTATTACAACTAACGGCAATTTATACCTGGAGCCAAATGGCACAGGTCATGTTGATGTTGGAGACCCAGGTCTTGAAGTAGGAAATATTTTAATTGATGGCGTGGCATTTAATTCCCGATTCCGTGTCAATGATATTGGCAATACTGCTCCTGCGATGGTCACAATTCACAAACATTCAACCACACAAGAACCATTACAAATCGCAGCTAGAAGTAATTCTAATACTACAGCTCATGCAACAGTAACGGCAAACATGCCTCTTTACAGCATGTATGCTACGGGTTGGTTAAATTCTTACTACGGTGTTTTTGGTCAAATGCGTTTTAGTGCAGACAGCACTGGTACTTTGGCTGATGGCTCTGCGCCAGGAAAACTAGAATTGATGGTTACACCTGATGGCGCGTTGATTCCTGTCACAGCTTTAAGCATTAGTAATGCCGGTGTCACAACACTTGCAAATGCATTGCCTGTTGGTTCGGGAGGTTCAGGTAGAACTACAGCCACAGCTTATGCAGTAATTTGTGGTGGAACGACATCAACTAGCGCACAACAATCAGTGGCCAGTGTTGGAACCGCAGGGCAAGTTTTAACTAGTAACGGAGCTGGCGCATTACCTAGTTTCCAAAATGCTGCTGCTGGTGGTGCTGATGCAGCTTTCTCTTTCCTTTTAATGGGTGGTTAAAATGGCAACAACTTACAAAATATTAGGGCAGTCTAAACCAAGTGCTGCAACTTTAACGGCAGCTTATACAGTGCCAGCTTTAACTACTGCAACAGTTTCAACAATTACAGTAGCTAATCAAAGTGCTACTGCGACAAGTTTTAGAATCAGTGTTGCGGTTTCTGGAGCTGCTGATACTGCATCACAGTATTTGTACTATGATATTGCAATACCTGGTAACAACACGTTTGCAACCACAATCGGGATTACCCTTGGAGCCGGTGATGTTGTTAGAGTATACAATACGCTTGCGACATTAAGTTTTAATATTTTTGGCGTGGAAAATTCGTAAGGAGCTAATATGTCACAAGGTTTTGTAAATCCACAAACAATTACGCTGCCTTTACCTGTTAGTGATGGCGGTACAGGAGCAACTTCTGCTACCGCTTATGCTGTACAGTGTGGTGGCACTACTTCTACAGGTGCGCATCAATCGATTGCAAGCGTTGGCACAAGTGGGCAGGTCTTAACATCGAATGGTGCAGGGGCTTTACCAACTTTTCAGGCTGCTTCTGTTAGTCCTGTAACAGTAAGTGCAACAGGTAGTGGGGGCAGCTCTATTCAATTTGGCTCAATACCATCAACCTCTAAAATAATTTATATTAATTTTATGGGGTTAGCGACCTCTATAGCTGGAGACCTTTGGGTAAGATTGGGCACAAGCGGAGGCCAAATCACATCTAGTTATGTTTCGGCCTGTTGGTCTGGAATCACAGGAAATACTGTTAACGGTTCTACAAATACAGGGTATTTTGTAATTCAACAATCAAATACTTATACGGCTTCAACACCAGCTACTGGCACAGTTATTTTAACATTAAGTAACAACACTAATAATACCTGGACAATTAGTGGTGGTGTAACTGGCGGAACAAGTGCTAAAGGCTCATCCACGGGTGGTTATTTAACATGTACTAATGCATTAACTGATGTTTACATTGGTCAATCTGGCGGTGGAACCTTCAATGCTGGAAGTGCAAATATAACTTATTTTGGTTAAGGATAAATTATGTCACAAGGATTTACATCACAACTACCAGTTCCGTTGCCAGTTGCGCAAGGTGGTACAGGCGTAACAACAAGTACAGGCACAGGCAGCGTAGTTTTAAATACTGCACCCACACTTTCACAAATAACCTTCAGCACTACGTCAGGTATAGTTGGTACCACAACAAATAATGATGCTGCTGCTGGTAGTGTAGGAGAAACCATAACCTCAGCGGTTACAACCTACACAGGCGGTATTACTAATGGCGTTAATTTCAATGCTACAAGTATAACAATTACGGCTGGAGATTGGGATGTTAGTGGCTCCTCCGCTGTTGGTGGTTCAGGTGCATCTTATACGTGCTTAACGGCAGTAAATACCACCTCTGCAACTTTACCAGCAGAAGCTTATTGCTCTGGTATTTATTCGGTGGGAGCTCAATATGTTGCTTTTGGTGTAGCACCAACAAGAAGATTTTCTGTAAACACAAATACAACAATATATTTAGTTGTTAGTCCTGCCTTTACAGGGACTGGGTCTTATCAAGGTCAAATTATTGCAAGGAGAGTGAGATAATGAATATTGTTGATGTTTGTAAAATAAAATACCCTGGCATGGTTGAATTAATGCATATCATGTTTGGTCAAGATACGATTCCTGGTCCAATATTAATAAAATACTGGGATGTGCCAAATGTACCTGAGCCAACTACTGAAGAACTTGAAGCTGAGATTCCTCAATATCAACGACAGTTTGATGTAGAAACATTTAAAAAAGATATTGATTTTAAAGTTGCAGCATTACTCGATAGTACTGCACAAAGTCGTGGCTATAGTGATTCACAAAGTATTGCTAGTTATGTTAGTAGCTCTAACGTGCAATGGCATTCTGAAGCTGAAGCATTTATTGCATGGCGTGACCAGGTTTGGGAGCATGTTTATATTGAGTATATGGCTATTGATTCGGGCGGAAGTATTCCGAGTGAAGATGAGTTTATGACATCTTTACCACAGATAGTGTGGCCATCATGAAAAAGAAACCGTCCGTTGTAATGACTAAAAAAGACAAGAATCCTAGTGGAGGACTTTCTAGTGCTGGGAGAGCGAAATACAACAGAGCTACGGGCGGAAACCTTCAAGCCCCAGTTAGTGCTGAACAAGCCAAGAAGTCACCTAAGGCAGCAGCTAGACGAAAGAGTTTTTGTAGTAGGATGGAAGGCATGAAGAAGAAACTTACCTCTGCTAAAACTGCTAAAGACCCTAACAGTAGAATTAACAAAGCATTAAGAAAATGGGATTGCTAATATGAAAAAAGAAATATGGGATAAACCAAGACCCAAAAGCCTAGGCAAACCAAAGAAGCTAACTCCTAAACAAAAATCTAGTGCTAAGGCTATGGCAAAGAAAGCAGGAAGAAAGTGGCCAAATTTAATTGATAATATGATGGCGGCAAAAAAGAAATGATTAAGTGCTGTTCTAAATGCAAAAAAGAATTATTCATTACAGAATTTCACAAGCATCATAAAAAAAAGGATGGACATGATTCGCAATGTAAAACATGTAAAAATGAACATCATAGGCTGGCTAACAAAAAAAAATTAGAAATATATGATGCAATAGATGATTTATATATCAAATGCAGTAATTGCAATTTAGAAAAGCATAAATCAAATTTTTGGCGTGGCCAATCGAATTGCATAGAATGCTCTAAACACAAACAAAAAAATTCTTGGCAAAGCAGAACTCCTAAAAAAAGATTAGAGCAGCATTTAAAATATAAGTACAAAATAAGTTATCAAGAATTTGAAAGCGCTTGGAATAATCAAAATGGATGCTGTGCAATTTGTCTTGATGAATTACCTGACTTAATGGTTTATGAAAATAGACGCAGAGGATATTCTATTGACCATAATCATGAAACTGGTGAATTCAGGGGTATACTTTGCTTGATGTGTAATACTATGATAGGTATGTCGAAAGATTCTGTATTTGTACTGGAAAGAGCTATAAAATATCTTTATGAAAAAGGTACTTATAGTAAAAAATAATATCCGTGCAGCTAGAAAAAAGGGGAAATGAAATGCCATTGAAAAAAGGTAAAAGTAAAAAAACCATCAGTAGTAATATCTCTAAAATGATGAAAGAAGGTTACCCACAGAAACAAGCGGTAGCAGCCAGTCTTGCCTCAGCAGGCAAATCAAAAAAGAAAAAGAAAAAATAATATCCCCTTGATTGGGGATTTTTTTTAACTATGAAATTATTGGGAGATATATTTCATGATTTGTTACGATTATAATTCTATTATAACAAAAAAAGAAGCATACTGGTTTATATTCATTCTTGTTAGCCATGCAATATGGGTTACAATTAATACTGATATTAAAATTATTGGTAAAGGTTATAGACGTAATATATTTTCTATGCGAAATTGAAATGGTAGATATTTTACAGGTTACTACAAATGAAAATGAAAATGAAAATGAAAAAGAAAGGTAAAGGACGCAGTGGCAAGGGCTGCAAGTAGTATCACTTTAGATAGTACTGTATGTAAGTGTAATGCTTATGTATTACTTGTGACGGCCTCGAGTTCTCCTTATCCTTGGGGCCTATTATGAATATCAAAGCTTATACAACACTCGCTTTACTTGCACTTCTATTTACTTTTATAATGTCATGTTCTCCAGAAAGTAACGTTGATTTTCCTAGAAAACCTTGTTTAGAGCCAACAACTAACAATTCCTTTAAGCTTTGTAATCCCTTAGTTGCAATGGTTAATGATGATGTTGTTGTTGTGCCAGCAGGGTTTGAAACAGATTTGGCCTCCATACCTCGTGTGATATGGTTTATTCACTCGCCTACAGACAGTGAAACAATCTCTCCGGCCATATTGCACGATTTTATGTACTCATGCCCGGGCAAGTATTCCAGACGTACAATTGATAGCATTTTCTATAGCAGTTTGATTGACAACCTAGTTAACCCAATAGTAGCCTACGAGTATTGGCTGGCAGTTAGACTTGCTGGTAGCTCTCATTTCAATACAGGGACTCATTGTGCGACTACGGACATCTCAGCAGAAAAAATTTAAGATTAAACCCGAAGACAGAACAACCATAAACATATTAGAATACTGCAAACTTGCGCATCCAAGGTTATACAGCAGTGTTATCAAAATACATAATGAGGGCAACAGGTCACGTTCAACAAACATTCTTTTGCCTCGCCTTGGCTTTCGTGTTGGGGCAAGCGATCTATTTTTTGCTCTTCCTACGGCCACTTATCCAGGTCTATTTATGGAAATTAAAAAAGATGGCTGGAAGTTTACTAAAGCACAAGAAGAGCATATCAAAAGACAACAAGCTTTTATTGACCAAATGAATGCTAATGGTTATCTTGCAGATTGGGCTATAGGCACCGATGCAGGTATTGCTTTAATTGAAAAATATATGAAATCATAATGTATATAAAAGTTCCCTACATATTAGAACCACGTCATTACCAGATGGATTTCTTAAAAGCTATAAAGGAAGATAGGAACGTTTGTAGCGTTATTCATAGAAGGGCTGGCAAAGATACCATTTCAATACAAGCGTTGCTCTTGCGAAGCCTTATGAGGGTTGGCACGCATATATATCTATTGCCCCTACAAAAACAAGCAAGGGAAGTCGTATGGTCAGGCCTGGACCACACCGGAAAACCATTTATTTCTTATATACCTGAATGCTTAATCGAGTATAAGAATGACGCACGTATGGAGATGCGCCTTATAAATGGAAGCCGACTTATTTTTGGGGGCAGTAACAATTTTAACGGAATGATGGGAACAAATCCAGTTAGCATTATCTATTCTGAGTTTAGTTTACACAACCCATTAGCTAGACAATACCTTAATCCTATTTTGATTGAGAATGGTGGCCTTGAAGTATTACAGTTTACACCTAGGGGCAAGAATCATGGATGGGATGTATTCGATACGGTTAGGGAAAACCCTAGGTATTTAGTTCAACATTTATCCGTTAAGGAAACTAAGAAGACAGATGGCACGCCTGTAATTACCCCCGAACAAATCGAAGAAGCCAAAAAGATGGGTATGTCTAAAGAAATGGTTGAACAAGAATTCATGGTGTCATTCGAGATTGGAAACTTAGGTGCATACTTCACACGTGAGATGTCGGAGATGGAAAGAGAAGGAAGACTTACCACGCTCAAAGCAAATCCAAGTTTACCATTGCATAGCGCATGGGATTTAGGAGGCACAGACGCAACAGCAGGGTGGTTGTTTCAGATTGAAGGCAACCGTGTTAAGTTGCTTCACCTGCTTCACGACTCAGGACAGCCACTTAAGTACTATCTTGATGCAGCAGAACGAATCAGACAAAGTATAGGTTGCAAGTGGGGAAACCATTTTATGCCTCATGATGTAAAACAAGAACATCAAGGATGGGAACATACTGAGTCACGCTTAATGCAAGCCAGAAAAGCAGGATGGAACTTTCAGGTGACACACAAAGTAAACTTTGAAGATGGTATTGAAGCCATACGCTATGTTTTTCCAAACATCATGGTTGATAAAGTAAACTGCCAGATGGGTGTTAGAGCAATTCGGGAGTACCAGAGAGAATATGACGATGCTAGAGCATGCTACAAGTCAAAGCCTTTAGATAATTGGGCTACGCACATCGTAGACGCTTTAAGATATCTCTCCATAAATTACCGTCGCCTATATGATATCCCACAAGGGATGATACAGTATAGAGTAGAGGGGATGGGATGAGGACTTTCCTGATTAACCGCCCCTTGAAC